GGCATGATGGATGGTTCTCCAGGTAAGAGGACCGGAGGAGCGTACGGTGATCAACCCGCAGAGGCCCCGGCCGTACGCTTGCTTTCGCAAGGTCCCGCAACACGTTACGGGAGGGTGATCTGAAAACCCCGCCATTGGCACTTCAAGGAGAGGTGGGCAGGGTGTTATTGGGAGTATCTTCTACATTCACGGGCTTCAAGTCAAGAACATCGATGCCTTTGGCGAGGACCTGCGCGATCGCCTTGGCCAGCTCCATGGACGAGACGTTCTCGTGCTGGATGGCGCCACCGTTCACGCCGGTGTGCTCCTGGTGATCCTTCAGCTTCAGATCCCGGGCGATGATGTTGGCGTTCAGAAGATCGGCGCTGGCGCCTTGGAGCTTCTGGTCGAAGATGACCTCTTCCACGCGAACGCATATAGGCAGCAGTTCGGGCACCTTGCGCAGGTTGTCCCACTCCGCGGTCGGGATATCGAGGAAGCAGCAGAGGCTGGTGAGGGTCATGGCGCGGGTCTTGGCGACCGGCTCCTGATGGGCGATACCCTTGTAGGAGACCACCTTCGTTTCCCATAGCGGATGTTCCTCATTCCACCGGAAGTACTCCCTGCAGGCATTCCAAAGGGTGTTCGCGTCCGTGAAGACTGGCTTTGACCCACAGGATGAACGCGCGTCCCACCACTCTACAACATCCCGGTTTTGCTCGGCCAAAATTCTTTTGAAATTTTCCGCGGGGTCGGGTTGTTCGGATTTGGTAGTTTTTGATTTTTGGGTGACGGGTTTCAGCTTACGCCGTTTTGCTGAACTAACAGATGCTGCTTTCTCAATTTTCGAAAAATTTGTGTCGTCATGGTCATCGGATGAAGAAGATTCCGAAGCGGGGCTTCGCCCCTCAGGGCGGCGCGAAAGCGACCCCGTACCCCCTTTTCTACGCCGCGTTGTATTTTTCATGTCACCACCTGTATATCGTCTGCCATCTCCACGTACACAGTGACAGTGCCGAGCACGTAGTCGCTCACTTTGAAGCGCCAAGGTACGGGCTTGGCATGCCGAAAGTTGTAACTCCCGGGCCCGGTAACCATGCCTGCGTCGATCCACTGACCAGCCACGCCATCACTACCCTCTGTCTTGTATTGCAGCGTCACAGTGGCAGCAAACGACCCGGTCACGGCCATGACGCCATGTCGTCCGAATGTCGTGTTGGCGCTTGTGCCGTTCATCGTGAGCGTGCCGGCCGTGTTGCGCCGGTGTATCTGGTCTGATGCTGCGTATCCCACTGTACGGGCTCCTGTGGCCGTTGTGGGCCATGTATGACACGGCGCAGGCCGGTGTTGCAAGCTGGTGGCGTGCATCTCGTACCGAGTGGTCGGGATAGATCGGCCGTCACCGTGTGGATACTGGCCCTGCGCCGTGTTTCATGTGAGGAAAATTTTTCATCTCAGGAAAGAGGGAGACACATGTGTCGCAAGACCAACACGGCGCAATCCAACCGCTCTCAGCGCGCCAACAGATCATGGCCGCCAGCGCCACCGCCAGGCGCCCCGTGCGAAAAACGCCTGTGCGAACACCCTCCCTATAGTCTCTAGTAATTTCCAGACAACAAAAATGGCCTACTCTTATATTCTTCGCACAGTTCTAACAGTTCGCACAGTAAATATAAACTACTGATTTAACTGGATAATCCCTGTGCGAAAAGTGTGCGAATGCCGTGCGAATCCCTGATTTTGCGGACCTAGCGAGCGAGCTAGGTTGTATTTTCAGCCGACCCACGCAACCTGACCGAGCACGAAAACAGTTGCGCTAACGCTTCACTACAACCCGCCACAATTTTGCCTTATTCTAAGCACCCTATTTGACCCCATTTCAGGCCTAATCCGTGCGAACCGCGCACACCGCAAACCGCTCCAATTTCACCAATGAAATCAATCACTTGTCGCTTTTTTGAACTTTTTTCTTGCAAAATGCCCGATAATTCACTATCTCTTAACATAATACAGCTAGGTTGACATGCGCATCAAACACCCAGCTCACACAATTGAGCGAACATGACAAGCAACTTGCCAACCTAGCAACCGGAGACAGAACATGCATTCCAACTTCATCGGTTTCACAATGGCCATCATGTTCCTGGGCGCACTGGCACTCAACTATGCCATCTCGCCTCTCAACATCGCGACCGTGACTGCGGCAGTTGCCGAGCACGTCACCCGCTAACCGGAGATCGAATCATGACCCAGACAATTTTCCAGATGATCGGCAAAGAAACAGGCTGCAACGATATGCAGTTCACGAGCGAACGTTTGGCCCGCATGCGCGCGTCGAATGATGACGCGGGGGTTACACCCGGCTTTTGGTTGCTCGTCAGCATTAGCCATTGGGGATTGCAGCCCGCCTAGGTGCTCTTGAGATGCACCGGTCGCAAAGCCGGTGCATCCCTGGACCACCACTAACCGGAGACCATGACAATGCCGCTCGTTCAAAAGTATGACCTTATCCAAGACAACCGCGTGTTTGAGACCGTGACGCGCCAGTCGCTCCGCGACCAGCTCGCGATTGACATGACCATGTTGGACGCCGAGATTGACACCATGGGTTTTGGCATCGTTGACGACGACACCATCGCCGTGTTCCACGATCACTTCTAAGTGCTCTTGTTGGCCGGCGCCGCGTGAGCTGCGCCGGCTCGCTGGACCACTACCGGAGACTAAAGACCATGACAAGTCACCGCACCACGATTACCCATGGCGTTCACCGTATGGTGATCGACCGCAACGTCTACGCGAACCTGCAAGCCCTGCAAGGGTGTAGCGCCCATGCCGCATGGCGACACGAACGCCGGTTTGAGAAACTTCACCGGGCCGCGGGCTTCGTACTTATGGCCATTGCCACGTCAGTCGGCATGTACGCCCTGACCATGATGATCACTACAGCCGGAGGAATGTGAAATGATTCCCAAATGCAGACCATGGCGAGTGCGCTACGTACGCGATGACAAGACCATCAAAATCGTTGAAGTGAACGCGATCAACAGACGCTTCGCCATTTGGAACGCGAACGATCTTGTCAGCTACGCCGAAGTGCGCGGTTGCGATATCAAAGTGTCACGCCCCAGGAAGGAAACCAAATGACCCAAGTCCATCTCACCTTGAGATCGAGCAATCGCAAGGTCGGCCCGATCCCGGTCAGCACCACGACCGCCAAGACCTGCCCGGACGCTTGTCCGTTCAAGAAAAACAGCTGTTATGCCGACGGAGGGCCATTGGCCATGCACTGGCGTAAGGTGACGGACGGCGAGCGCGGTGCCGACTGGTACGACTTCTGCGCCCAGATCGAAGCTCTGCCTAACAGGCAGTTCTGGCGTCATAATCAGGCAGGCGACTTACCTGGAGACGGCGACACGTTGAACCTCTTGCAGCTCGCGACACTGGTCGACGCGAACAAGGGCAAACGCGGTTTCACCTACACTCATAAGCCGCTCGGAAATCTGACCGAACAATTTGCGGTGCGAAACGCGAACGACTTGGGTTTCACGATCAACCTGTCGGCCAACAACCTGGCCCACGCCGATGAACTGGCCGATCTGAATATCGGCCCCGTGACCGTAGTGTTGCCAGCCGACCAGATAACCAACACATTCACTCCGGCCCGGCGCCCGGTCGTGATCTGTCCGGCCGTCATGCACGACGATGTGAGCTGTGCCACGTGTAAGTTGTGCGCTGTCGCCGACCGCAAGGTGATCGTGGGTTTCCCAGCACACGGCAGTTCCAAACGCAAAGCCGAAACCATAGCAAAAGGAGAATAGAACAATGGCACGCTACACCACCCCAGACGGAACCGAGATCATAGGTACGCTTGAGCGCGTGACAGCGCGTTGCGAGATCCACGACATAGACGACGAAGGCAACCCCGAATACGCGGGCGGCACCGAGATCTTTTGGGACGCCATGGAAGTTGTCGAACGCGACGGCAAGATGATCTTCCTTGATGAGACCGGCGAGGAGTGGACGTTCGACCAGTTGAAGCGCGTCGACGACTGATCCCGGCCCGGAGCGCGTCGCCTGCGCGGCGCGTTCTCAGACTGGATCAACAGGAGACGAGACCATGGCAGAACGCAAACTCTGGGCCGTCATAATCGAATATGTTAATGGCGATCTAGAACCCGAGACCTACTACGACTGGCATCAAGCCATGAGCTACGCCCACCACATGTCCACTTGGTTGACCGTTGCGCATGTGGCGATCCATAACGCGCAAGGCGTGGTGGTCTGGACCCACACGAACGAAAGGACGCAGCTATGAGCACCAACACAATCGCCCCGGCAAAATATCACAAATTCAGCGGACTTTGCCGCTGTGACAACTGCGGGTTTGAATGCTTTCCAACCGACTTAGACAACATCTCAGACCTGTATCAACGCGTCACGCCTGGCGGAACTATGCCAGCCGGGCAATGCCCTCAGTGCAACGCGTTGTCCTATTCTTTGACCGATTGCTGATGGAGACAAGCCATGACCAAATCGTTCGCAACTCGTACCGCGGGACAGCCTTACCCCGGCGCCGCGAGCAACGACGCCCTGATCAGTTTCCCGGTAGGCAAGTACTTGCGCCCGGTCGCCGGTATCCGCGACGCCAAGATGGGGCGCGGCGCGATTACCGGCTCGCCGCTCTGGCGTGAAGACGGCATTCGCGACATATTCTGCATGGCGCACGACACCGACACGCCTATTCACTTGCACATCGCGCACCACACCCACGGCGAGATGATCGGGCTGTTCACAGTTCAAGAGTGCAGCCCGGATAAGTTGACCCTCTGGCGTCCGCAAGGGTGTTAGGGCCGAAACCATGACGGAAATTTTGCTTGGATTATTCGCCCTGACCGCGTTCGCGGCGTTCGCGGCAGGCATGTGAGCCACCGACCAACGGAGAGAAAGACCATGACGCCAAAAACATCAAAAATAATAGCCGGTGCTATTGCCGTAGCATGTCTAGGCTTCTATTTCGGGTTCATCGTTGGGCTCATTGTGAGCGCGTAAGGAGAGAAGACATGACCAACGCATGGTACCGCGTCCACATCATAGACGAGGCCGGCTCAATCGGGTCCGGTCATCGCCTGGTCTTTGCAAAGGAAGGACGGCTTCGCACCACCATCCGATGCCCGTTCACCTGCATGTCGAAAGAGCTGGCAACTTCGGTCTGGCAGCGCATGCGCCCGGTCAAAGTCCCGAAGCCGAAGGACATCGCCAAAAAGGTACGAGCCTTCCATAGATCAACCAGTCGCACGATGACCAAAGCAGTTAAGGAAATGATCGAATCATGACAGCCAAATTCGCAAAACGAACCTACAAGCGCACGCAGTTCCCGATCCCGTGTGCGCAGTGCGGCGCCAAGGCGCCTCGCTTCACGGAGGAGCAGTTTATCCCCGACGACGAGGAGTACACGGGCGACCTGCAGGTCATCAAGACGGAAAATTTCTGGAGCGGTAAGGACGGTGAAATTGGCCGATTGCTCCGGCTGTGGAACGGCAAGGACTGGTGCACGCTCCCTTACGGCAACTTCTGCACTACCCAGTGCGCAATCGACTATGCTAACAACGTAGTTGAGACACGTTGGAGATCGAGATGACTAAGTACCCTTGGAAAAACGCAACCTGCCGAGGAAGCTACGCGCTCGGTACCGCCTGCGGCAAATGCGAGGCATGTGACTATGAACGCGCACACGGCCACGCATGGAAGGGCGAGCCTGTTCCGGTCGCCTCTGACAGCAAGTTGCCGACCTACTACAACTTCAACCGTTATGCCATGGCGGACGACCTGGCAATGCTCGGCTACAAGTGGGCTACTATCTGTGGCGAGAAGATCTTCGTTGCGCAGCTGCGTTCAGGTGAAAGGGTGCTCAGGATAGACGAGTTTTTGCGTTTGTGCACCTATCTCGGCAAGCACCCAACAGATTACATCAAATAGTCAAAAGGAGAGACAACATGGGACCATCTGCAGCTGAGAAAGTGCAGGACTTCGCACGCGGCATAGCGATTGTCGGCATGATTGTGCTGGCATACTTTGTTGGTGCTACGCACGGCGAGCGCCAAGGGCGAAAGGCCGAACACATCGCATGCGAAGCTGCGCAGACCGGGGAGGTCGACTGATGTTGAAACAAATCGCAGCCTTCCTATTGGTGCTCTGGCTCAGCGCCGTCGTGGGCATCACGGTGATGGTGGGGTCCTTCTTGTATGTGAACATGAGGATGTACTACCCTGCCACCGGCCACGATGTGCAGCGCAAGCTGATCTATGACCGCATCCTACCCGAGGCCCGCACTGACGTGCCGCGGCTGGCACAACCGATCGATAAAGGAGATGACAAATGAGCACCTTCGATACCGACGAACAGCGCAAACTGAACCGCTTGGAACTCGAGCGGGATGCAGCGATCACCGGCCAGTACGTCGTGGCGGTCATCATTCTCATAATGATCCTGTTTGGCGCATTCGGCAAGCCGGCATACTCGGCCGAACCGGCGCCGCGCACGGCGATCGAGATCGTCAAGGCCAGCGACAACCCCCGGGTGATGGCGTTCTGCATTGGCAGCCAGCTCGGCGGCGTGATCAAGCGAACCGGCAAGGGCGTCAAGACCGAAGCCCAGTTTCGGAAATTCGCGCAAGTTTCTGCGCATGCCAATCGCATCCTGGCCGAGTTAACGGATGAGGCAGGATGGCCCGAGGCGTCACAGATGTCGCGGCGCGGCGCCGCGCTGCTGGACGCGTATGGGCGAGGCGAATTCACGGTCCCGCAACTTGGCAAGCTATTTAATGAGCACAACGCGAAGTACGACAAGATGCTGAAAGCTTCGGACGTAACGGCAGCGGCAACCGTACTCTATGCGAACACTATCCCCGGTTTCTGGAAGGATTGCGGGTTGGCCACCCAAGCCCTGATGGCGCGCTTGGCAGAAAAGCTTAAAGGGAGGGCTTTGTAATGATGCCGTGGAAGCCAATTTACATCCCGTGTCCGCCGTCGTTTACCCCTGAGCAGGTCCACGCAGCCCGGGAGAAGTGGGACCGCCGGTTCCTCGACATGGCCGAGCTGGTCGCCTCATGGAGCCGGGATCCTTCCACAAAAGTGGGCGCGGTGATCGCTGATCCTCAGAACCGCATTGTCTCGCTCGGATTCAACGGCTTTCCTGCCGGATGCAACGACGACGTCTCGCTCTACAAGAACCGCGAGCGGAAATACATGCGGGTTGTGCATGCCGAGCTGAATGCCATCCTGATGGCAGGCTCGAGCGCCAAAGAGTGTACACTCTATTGTACGCTGCCGCCCTGCGCACAGTGCGCGGCTGCTGCCATTCAGGCGGGCATAGTGCGCGTAGTCTTTATCAGAAATGACGAGCGCGAAGGTCGGTGGGGCGCCAACTGGAAAGAGGCGAAAGCTATGCTCATAGAGGCCGACATCTCGGTTCGAGAATTGGAGCCGTCATGACCCGACGCTACCGCAGCTATTACGACACTGGCGAGTTCGAGAACCATAGAGGAAATGACCGCTCAGGGATCGAAGTGAACGAACCCGAGCCTTGGGTTGACATCGGATTGGTCGATGCATACGGCTACCCGATCGTGCGTTTCCAAGGCCTCGAGACCATAGGGTTCTTGAGCGATTAAATCGACAATTGAAGGAGAGAAACTATGCACGGACATCAAATCCTGAACTTGCCGATGGGCGCGAACGACGCCAACGCGAAGATCATACGGGATTATCTCAAACGCCTGCTCACCAAGCTGATCGAGGAAGAAGAGAGCTTCAACGGAAAGCGCCCGTTCGGCAACAGCGGCTGGATACACGAGCTTTACGCGCCTCTGATCGAGGGTGGTGCGATCGATGGGCAGCTCGACAGCGACGGCTACGTGGATTCGGTCGACGTGCAGGAGGCGGACACCGCAATTCTCAAAGCCATCGATGCGATGGTTTAACCGTATCCGACTGCGGGGCCGGCCCCTGCAGTTAACCCCTTGACAACCAAGCTAACAATCACTAAATATAATCCACTAATTCTTAATACCGGAGAAAAACATGGACGCGATCATCCGCTGGGTCGACGGCAAGCCAGGCCGTCGCGCCCTCCTCGGCAGGCACTTGAACGTTACACGCGCGGGCATCTCCATGATGCTGCTGAAGGGGGCCTATCTCCGTACCCAACACATTCTCCCTATCTACGAACTCACGGGCATCCCGCTCCGGTATCTCGTGCGCCGGGCGGACTCCGGTTTGACCGAACGCGAGCTGATTGAGCTGGACCAGATCGCCCGCAAGCGTGAGCTTGAGGAGCTGGAAGCTCGGATGAAGGAGCGCAGCTGATGACGAGTATAAAGCGTTCGAGCTTGCAAGGTCTGGTCAGCGGAGTCAAGAAAGGCGAAGCGGTCGACCACCCGGCTCACTACGGCGGCGCCGACAACCCGTATGAGGCGATCAAGGTGATCGAGGCGTGGGGTCTTGGTTTCTGTCTCGGCAACGCCGCCAAGTACATCGTGCGCGCCGGCAAGAAGGACAGCGAGCTGCAGGATCTGAAGAAAGCACGTTGGTACTTGGACCGGCATATCACTCAACTGGAGGAAGACAATGGTTGAACACACCCCTATGTCCGTTGAATACGTTGATCACATGGGTTCCGATCTGTCCGTTGTGAACGCGGCTCGCGTTTCGTTCGGCAAGACGAAAGAGCTGTTCGACGCGTCGGACGAGAAGCTGATCAAGTACCTCGCCACGCACAATCACTGGTCGCCGTTCGCTCACGCGTTCATGAGCCTCCGGATCAAAGCGCCCATCTTCGTTGCGCGCCAGCTGGTCAAACACCAGATAGGGCTGAGCTGGAACGAGATCAGCCGACGCTATGTGTCAGACGAGCCAGAGTTCTTTTTCCCGGACGAGTGGCGCGCAGCGCCGACCGACGGCGCGAAGCAGGGCTCGAGTGACGGCTCGGGGCTGGATCAAGAATGGATCGGTATGAAAGCTCGGATCGCCGCTACGGAAGGACTGGACGCGTACGACGTTCTACTCAGAGCTGGCGTTGCACCAGAAATGGCACGCATGGTGCTCCCGCAAAACATGATGACCGAATGGATCTGGAGCGGGTCGCTCTACGCCTTCGCCCGGGTGTGTCAGCTGCGGCTCGATGCGCATGCTCAGGCCGAGACAACGCAGGTCGCTGCGCACATTTCGTTTGAGTGCAGGTCGCGGTTCCCGGTTAGCTGGGCAACGCTTGTGTGCGACTGATGGAGCCGGGGAACAAATGCCCCGACGACTACTGCAGCGGCCGGCTCGGTGGAAACGATGAGGAATTCCTGCGCTGCTTGAAATGCAGACGCAAGGTGGCGAGACGCACCACGTATGGTGTTGAGAAACTGCCTGGGCCATGGAGGGCGTGATGACTGACATGATGACGCTGGAAGAGATTGACGCAGTGTTGACTTACTATGCGTGTTTAGGACCAGAAGACTTGGCTGCGTCCGGTTTCGATAAGGTTTGTGACCTTGCCCGCCTCGCCGTCACCCGGATACCTGAGCTTGAGGACGCTCTTTCGAAGAGATACGAGTACACAGTCAAGCTTGAAGCAAAAAATAGGCAGCTTGAGGCGGAGAACGAGCGGCTGCGCGAGAGATTAAAAAAAGTTTCACGCGTAAGTAGTCTTATTGATACTGAATACCACCCCGATGAAGTTCACGAAAATTTGCTTGAAATCGAACGTATATGTAGCGGTTGGATGGTTGGCAAGCAGGAGAACGGGTGATGCCTGAAATCCTCACCAACTCCTGGCTCCATGCCAGCCGCGAGCATCCGGTCTCTACGCCGACTGACACCTATCGGCTCCGCTGGTTCGGCTGGGAACGCGAATGGATTGTCACTGACGGTAACCTGATCACGAGAGAATGGCGGAGTTCTGAACCCCCAGAAAGGAGCGAGTGAAGCGGATGAATGATGCAGAGGAAATGGTTGAGTTGGTAGCAAGAGCAATCATGAACGAATTACGTAATCATCTCGGCGCTTGGCCGCCTAAAGATGTTGCGGATCTATTAGCCCGCGCCGCCCTCGAAGCCGCAGGTGTTGAAAGACTGAGAGAGGCGTTGAAATTTTATGCGACTGCATGGGGAGGTCATCCAGGTGATAGCGGTCTTGGCGGAAGTTGGCCAGCCGATCCTGAAGGGTGGCCGTCAGAAGCATTGCTTAATGATTTCGGAGCGATAGCCCGTACAGCCCTCTCCCCCTCCAAACCAGAGGATACCTAGGTTATGGACAAGTCCGGATTAGAAGGATTGCTTGAGAGGCTGGAGAAATGCGAAGGGCCGGATCGCGGGATTGATGGACTGATCGCTCGCGATATTCTTGGCTGGCTGCCGCATTTCGATTTGGAGGGCGATGATATTCTGATGTGGTATGAGTACGGCGGTCACTGGCATCAACCCGACGATCCGTGCGATGGCTATCACTCTGTCGGCGAAGACCATCCAGACCCCGATGAATTCACAAATTCCCTAGACGCTTGTATAGCTCTGGTGGAGAGGGTGTTAACGGAGCCTATTGCCTGCGGAAATAAATACGCTTGCTCGTACGGAATGGGGCCTATGAATGAAGCCCCGACACCAGCCCTCGCCTTTCTCACGGCCGCAGTCAAAATGCTAATAGCAGAGACGGAGAACAAGTGATGGGCGCCGAAGCTGACATCGAACGCAAGTGCGCGAAGATCGCGACGCGCCAGGGCATGTGGATGCCGAAATGGGCGGCGCCGGGCATCCGCGGCGTGCCCGATCGCATCCTGTTCCGGGTCAGCGGACGCATCGACTTCATCGAATTCAAGGCACCCGGCAAGAAACCGACCAGGATGCAGGAGTACACCGCTGAGACGTTGAGAGCCTTCGGGTTTAGCGCCCACGTGATCGACAGCGTCGAAGCATTCGAGGAGCTGATCGATGAGTAAAAAACTGCTAACAACTCCGGTTGAATACCTCCGTGAAGCTCTTCGTTACGAGCCGGCGACCGGGTTTTTGTATTGGCGCAAACGCCCAGTCTCGCATTTCAAATCCGCGCGTGATTGCAAAGCGTGGAACACCCGATACGCAGATATTTGTGCCGGGGCGACGCGACCTGATGGCTATGCAGCAATCAGATTAGCGGGCAAGACATATAAAGCTGCGCGATTGGCATGGGCTCTCTATACCGGCGAATGGCCTGCGGGGATTATCGATCACATAAACGGTGTTAAAGACGACGACCGGATCGAGAACCTGCGTGATGTACCGCATAAAATGAATAGCCGCAACATGACACGGTACAGGAGAAACACTAGCGGGATAACAGGTGTCTACAAGAAAAGCGAAAACTGGGTCGCACAGATTGGTTCCGGAGAAAACTATACGTATCTCGGCTATTTCAGGAACTTCGATGACGCAGTCGTAGCCCGCCGCACCGCCGAGAAAGAACGTGGCTTTACGTCACGTCACGGGACCGCGCGATGAAGCTCAGGCCTTATCAGGAACGCGGCGTGCGGTGGCTCGAGCAGCGCAAATACAGTCTCCTGCTCTTGCCAATGGGCAGTGGAAAAACCGCGATCTGCTGCAGCTGGATCGCCAAATGGAACGTGCGCGTCTTGGTTGTTGCGCCTCTCCGTGTCGCAGAAACCGTTTGGCCTCCAGAACTTGAGAAGTGGGCGCCCGGCGTAACGTGGCGCATTGTCACCGGCCATAAGCGCAAACGAGATAAGGCCCTGAGTAAGCCGGCTGATGTCACGTTGGTCAATTACGACAACCTGACCTGGTTTCTCGAAAATGCCGAGCTGGACTACGACACGATTATTTTTGATGAACTGACTGCGCTCAAGAACTGGTCGGCGAAGCGGTTCAAGGCTTTCATGAAGCGCCGCGGCCGGTTCGGTACTGTCGTCGGGCTGACCGGTACGTTCACGGGAAACGGCATCCAAGGCATTTATGGCCAGATGCGTTGCATCGACGGCGGGCGCCGACTAGGCAAGACACTAACAGCGTTTCGCTCGGTGTTCATGCTGAAGGGCTACATGGACTGGGACTGGACGCCGCGCGCCGGTGCGTTGCAGAAGATCGTCAAGCGGATCGCGGACATCGCTTTCACGGTGACAGACGAAGAGTACGCCGACCAGCTACCGCCTCTCGTTCCAAACCCCGTCGAAGCCGAGCTGCCGCCCGAGGCCCGCGAGGCTTACAACGAACTGCTGAGAGAGTTCCTCACCGAATATGATAGCGAGCTGATCTTGACCCCGACGTCGGCAGCGCAGGTCAATAAGCTGCAGCAGATCGCTGACGGTTTCGCCTACGTCATGAAGGGTGGCAAACGCGAAGTGGTATCGATCCACACGGCCAAGCTCGATGCGCTCACCGAGATCATCGAGAGTCAACAGGGCGCACCACTGATGGTGGTCTATAAGTTCCAAGAAGAGCTGGCGATGATGCGCAAACGTCACCCTGGCACGGTAATGAATGAGCATGACGCGATGACGGTCGTGAACGACTGGAACGCAGGCAAGATCCCAATTATGTATGTCCACCCACAGTCTGCCGGCCACGGCTTGAACATCCAGTTCGGCGGCAACGCCGTCGCTTGGTACGGGTTCACGTGGTCGTGGGAAGAGTACGAGCAGGTCATCGCCCGGTTGCGACGCGGCGGGCAGGAAGCCGAGGTGGTGTTCCTCCACCTGATTATCGCGAAGAACACAGTCGACGAGGATATCCTCGAGGCGCTCGAGGATCATACCGACGTCGGTGAGACGTTTATTAGCGGATTGAAGAAAGCAGCATAGGAGAGACGGATATGAGAGGTATTTTTATAGGGTTTGGGATGTTGGGGTGCGCATTGTTTTTGATGCGCGTGCTGTTTGGCGGGGGTCCGTTCAATTTTCCTGGCATACTCAACTGAGGAGAAAGCATATGACTGATCGCACATCTCCCATCGCCATGCCGGCCATCGCGTTCGAGGCCGCCAAGGAAGCGCTCGCCAAGGTCCAGACGTTCGCCACCCAGCAGCACATGGACAGCTTGATGCTGGAGATGCGCGACGCGGAGGAGCTGGACCGCTACTTCTACTCGGTTTCGTCACGCCAGCTGGCCGACTGCCTCTTGCAGCAGTCGCAATACCACAAGCAAGACATGTTCTTCACGCCGCCGGGGGTCTACAAAGAAGACCAGTTCGACCGCCGTGGCCATGACGGTACTGGCCTGGACCGCCGGCTCACCATCTGCGTCATGCATCCCGACGTATTCGACGTCCTGACCCGTTTCATTTATCAGCAGGAAAAGCTGATGCAAGAGCAGGGCGTAGCGCGTATCCGTCCTGACAAACCCGAAGGAGAAAACAAGTGAGCAACGTTGATACCGAACACAGCGGATCACTCTGGCCGACGGTCATCGGCCTCGTGGTCTTCGTCACGGTCTTCTTTTTTGTGAAGTTGGTGTTGTGATTATGAGTAACAAGAACCTGATCACGGTCGAAGAACTGCAGGAATGGTTTGGTCCGGAGATGCCGGTCGAAGCTCTGCAGCTGATCGAGAAAGGCATGGACAAAGGCTGGCCTATCGCGCGCCTGCGGTGCGAGCTGCGCGTGCTGGCCGGACTGCCTGTCATGCGCGAGGACCTCGAGCATGCTGACGTACCCGAGCTCAAGCTGACAGAGCTGTTCCCGGCGAGCGCCGCTCTTGCCCTCATCATAGTGGTTGTTACAGTGTTCCTGGTGTAAACGCTCTAGTCTGGAGGGCAAGAAGTACTGAATAAGAACTATAAGGGCGGCGGTTATAAGATATAAAAACAAGCATCAACATCGCAACTCATAGGGGTGACAATATGTCTCGCAAATCACTTAGTCAGGAAATCAAACAGCGTGCTGTAGATGCTGCTTACATGTATGGCGGTGTGCTCCCGGCCTCCAAAGCCATGGGCATCTCCAGAACTACGCTGCAGCATCAACACAACATGGCTTTGTCTGACGGCCTTACGCCGTCGTCTTGGCTCCCGAAGCCGGTCGACCGGGTCGAGCCGGAAGCACCGCCGACCGACCCTATCATCGAACGCCGGCTGCGCGACCAGCTCGGAGCCACACGGCTGCAGCTAAAGGCCTCCCAGCAGCGAGCAGTCCAGGCGGAAGACTGGCGCAGCGAGATCATGCGGCTCACCGCCGTCCCTCCGCGGCCGCAATTGGCACCGGCGATCGATAGCAAAACCGACAGGAAAGCCCGCTCTATCTTTCTGGCGCTATCCGACTGGCACCTGGGCGAAGTGGTCAACCTCGACGAGATGGCGGGGCTCAATCGCTACAACGAAGATATCGCCAAGACTCGCCTTTCTCGCATGTTCGGAATCGTCTCGTCGCTCGCAACGGAACACTGGACGGGTGATCCTCCGGATGAGATCGTGGTCTGGATAGGCGGCGACCTCATCTCGGGCGCGCTCCACCCCGAGCTGGTGGCTACCGATGACCTCACCATACCTGAGAGCGTCAAGCAGGGTGGCGAGCACATCGCTGGTGGGCTGCTCAAACTCGCGACGGCGACCGGCCTCCCGATCCGGGTCTACGACAGCCCCGGCAACCATGGCCGGGCCACCATGAAGCCACAATCAAAACTTGTGCTGCGCAACAGCTTCGACAATCTCGTGCTCGACTTTGCTGAGATGGCACTGCGGCATACCGACGCGGACGTCACGTTCTACCGCTCCAGTTCGATAGACGCCATCGTTCCGATTTACGACTGGCGGTTTCTATGCACACACGGAGACCGCATGGGCACAGGCGGCGGCCGCGGGTTCGTCGGTGCAGCTGCACCTATCGCCCGCGGGCACAAGTCGATCCTGAACGAGTACACCAAGTTCTCGAAACCGCCTCACTTTATCATGACTGGGCACTTCCATACCACGATGCGATCACCATTCGGCTGGTCAAATGGGTCGATTATCGGCTATTCAGAGTACGCTCACGGGCTACGCCTCGGCGCCGAAGGCGCGCGGCAGACCATGTTGGTGGTTGAGAAGACCCGGGGCGTGATCTCTGAGCACGACCTGTTTCTCGGCGCACCTGATGAAGGCACCCTGTACCAGGGCGCCATAACGTAGAGGAGAATATTGATGCTTCGAATTTTTGCGACACTCGCCTTGGCTCTGTTCTTGGCGGCTTTTTTGCCCGAGTGGAGTGGCGGGATCTCCGGCGACGGTGGCAGCTCCATGGCTCACGCCACGGGCAGCGGATCCGGCGGCGGCCACGGAGGCGGTGACGGTGGCGACAGCGGTGATGGCGGCTTCGGCGGTCTCGGTGGCGAAGGCAACAGCGGTGCCAATGGTGGCGGCGAGGGCGGCGGCGCCGATTGTCAAGGGCACCAATGTGGCAACATCACCGGCCAATCGGGCGGCAGTCGTCCCAAAGGCAGTATCGGTTTGGAGGCCATCAAGGCATTCCTGTCCGGGCTGTTCGACTAAATGTAGCGACCAGGGGCCGCAAGCCCACCACAGCTTGCGGCCCCAAAGTTTTTTCTAATTAGTCCTTGCAATTTGTATCTGTCATCGCCATCTTCTGAACCCTGAGCCCGCCACTGGCGGCTATAAGCGAAGACAGACACGAAGACAGAAACGGAGAGAACACCACCATGACCACCCTTCATTCCAACACCGTGGGGTCATCCAGCGCAGCGCGCGTTATCGCCTGCCCGAGGTCCTATACCCTTTCCAAAGACGTTCCAAACGAAGAGTCCGAGTATGCGGCCGAAGGTTCCATGCTGCACGAGGCGTGCGAGCGGATCCTCAACGACGAATTCGAGAACCAGGAAGACGTGATCGGCCTTGAGACCCGGTGGGGTGCGGTCACCAAGGACCTTTACCAGGAGATGATCGTGCCGGCGGTCTCCGCGTTCGACAAGCTGTTCGATGAGCGGTTCGAGTTCTTCCTTGAAAAGACGGTCAACTTCCCAGGCATCCCTGACAGCTTCGGTACTGCCGATGTCATCGGCCAGACCGACGAGTACACGGCGATCCTCGATTGGAAGTTCGGGCGCGGCGTCGAAGTCGACGCGGAGGACAACAAGCAGCTACTCTTCTGTGCGTCCGCCGCCCGCCACGACTACCCCAACATGTTCAAGCACAACAAGATTTTCGGGATCATCGTGCAGCCCGGTTTCGACCATGAGCCTAAAGTCTGGCAGTTCACACATGCGGAGGTCGACGAGTTCGAGAAGGACCTGATCGCCGCGTGGGCCTGCGTCGAGGACACCAACGTCCCGCTGCGCGAGGGCTCGCACTGTACCTTCTGCCCGGCCAAGGCACTGTGCCCGGCCAAACACGAGAAGATCCGCAAGGTCCAGATGCTGGCCAAGGAGGCCGCCGAGGGCAAACCGTCCAACGAGCACATGCCCAGCCGCGACCTGGCTGTACTGCTGCCGTTGGCTGAGGAGGCCCTTGAATGGGCCAACGCCGTTAAAAAGCTTGCGCACGCAGAGCTGGAACGGGGCACTGTCATCGCTGGCTGGAAGCTGGTACAGAAGCGCGCCACTCGCAAATGGGAAGACGAGGCTGAGGCCGCCAAGAAGCTGCGCAACATGCGCATGACCAAGGTGGACATGTACCCCGTCAAGCTCATCTCGCCGGCGCAAGCCGAGAAGTGGATGAAGGCCAACACATCTTCCAAACGGGCGAAAACAATTCGCACCGCGAAGCTTGAGGAGCTGATCACGTCGCACTCCTCTGGAACGACCCTGGTGCCTGCGGATGACCCGCGTGAGGCGGTGGGAGACACGACGTCAAAACTGGAGAAGCTGAAAGGAATCAAGGCATGAGCAACCAAGTCACACCATTCGAGGGCAAGGCCCTCGCCACCGGAGCCCTGCAGACACGACTGCAGCGCTTCAAGCAGACCCGCCCGCGGTCGTCCGACGGCTCGATCTACCTCAAGATGGCGAAAGACGGCGAGTGGTCGTATGGTGCCGAAGAGGAAGTCCCTGAAGACGACAGCACATGGGCGGCCAACCCCGCTTCGATCTCGCAGGGTTAC